CAAGGTCTGCCGCCCAGGTGCCCGATGCCGGCGGCGTGACGGTGACCTGGAAGGGCGAGGCCGGCACCGCCACACCCACGGTGTCGAACACCGCGCCGTTCAGGCCCGCGCTGGCGGCCACGCCGAACACGATGGTTTCGAAGAAGCCGGCGCGGATGTCGGCCAGCTTGCACTTGCCGCTGACCTGGCCCTTGCCGCGCCCTACCGCCACGGCGAACTGGTTGCCGCCGTGCAGTTGCTTGAGTTCGAACTTGATGTCGATCTCGGTGTCTTGCAGGGTGCCGAAGATCAGCGGGGTCGGCGTGGCCAGGGCCGCGCCGCTGGCATCCGTGAGGGGCGTGCCCCACAGGAGGCCGGAGCCGAAGAGGTACATGGAAGGGTTCCTTTGCGGGAAGGGTTGAGTTCAGGGGGCCGGCTCATCGAGGCGGGCTTCCAGGTCGTGGGCCCGGCTGTCGTAGCGCAGCGCGTAGACCTGTGACGCGTAGCCGAAGGGCAGGTCCGCGCTGGCCGCGCGCCACTCGCAGCGCTGGCGGCGCACGCCGGCAATGCCCGGGGCGGTGGCCAGCGGGCCGGCCAGGCGCATCACGGCGGCATGGGCCTGCACGCGCACGGCATCGGCCACCTGCTGCCACTGCGCATCGCGGACCACCACGGTGAGGGCCACGCGCAGGTCGTTGCGGTCCATCTGGCCGACCGGGCGCCACGGCCCGGCCGGCCCGCCCAGCGGCTGGGAGTCTTCGTCGATGCACTCCACCAGCAGCGCGGGGGATTCCTCGCGCGTGAAGGCGTCGGCGCGGTCGCGGTAGACACGGCCTGCAACCAGGGGCACCTGCTCGATGAGGGTCTGCGCAATGGCCTGGCAGGCGAGTTCGGGTTTGCTGGGCATAGGGCATCAGGTCCGGCTGAGCAACACGCGGCTGAAGGCCCCGTCGCCGATCTGGCGCGGCGCCTCGCGCACCAGGTGCGGCACGCCCTTGACCACCACCGCCTGTTCCCGGACCAGCGCCACCGCGTCGCTGCGGTAGGTCAGCTCGTACTGGCGCGAGTGCACGCCGACCCGGGACAGTTGCTGCAGTTCGTCGGGCTGGTCCAGCAGCCCCATGAAGGGCACGCTGTCGGCGAGGCAGGGCACGCCGAAGTGCGCCAGGAAGGCGTTCAGGTTCTCGGTCATGAGGGCGGGCCCTCCGGGGTGGCTTCTGCGCCTGGTTCCGCCGTGGCCGGCTCGACCGGCTCCAGCTTGTCGGCGTGCACCTGCGCCACGTCGTCGTCCAGCTCGATCACGTCGCCCGCGCTCTTGACCTGGCCGTCAGCCGTGCGGAACCTGCAGCCGCTGCGGATCAGGTAGGCCCTCACCGGCTGGCCTCCCGCTCGGCCTTGGGCTTCAGGTCTTCGGCCGTGGGCGCACGCACCTTGCCGCCTCCGGCCAGTTCCATCGCGATCTCCGGCGGCACGTCGCGCAGCAGCGTGCCCTTGAGGACCGGGCGGCCGTCGATGAACGTGTGTTCGGTCACCACCACGGTGACCGGCTTGCCTGCGTCTTGTCCGAACATGGGTTTCTCCGATCAGGAATGAAGAAGCCCGCCGCGGTTCGCACCGGGGCGGGCTGGTGGTTGAGTTGGGGATTGAAGGGCTCGGCTTACTGCGTCAGCGCGTCATCCATCACGGCGAAGTCCGCGGCACGGCGGCAGGCGCAGTCGATGAAGGCGTTCAGGATCAGCCGGTTCATTCCGTTGATGGCCAGCGAGGTTTCGTCCACCAGGATCTCCACCGCGCCGAACGAACCCATCACGAACATGGGCCAGTTGCTGCCGAAGATCACCGACGAACACACGCCGGCCGACGAGCCCTTGGTCAGGTTGTTGGGCACGTTGTTGGTCACCTCGGCGCGGTAGCCGTTCAGCGGCTGCGCGCCGTTGTCCCACAGGAACGGCAGGTTGGCGGCCTTCTGCACGGTCTTGGCCCAGCCACGGGTGCGGGTGTTGACCAGGTAGCCCGAACCGGCATCGGGCTCGGCGTTGACGTTGGCGCAGGCCGACTCCAGCCCCACCACGTGGGCCCAGTTCAACTGCGCGCCGTTGGCACCGCCGATCACGGCGCCGATGCCGCTGGTGTTGCGCAGGCCGCGCGGCGTGGCACCGGTGCCGCTGCCGTTGATGGCGGCGTTTTCGAACTGCACCTGGTACTCGTTGAAGATGTCCTGGCGCAGCATCGGCTCCACCGCGAGCGCCGACTGGATCACGGCCTGCTTGGAGAACTCGATGTAGCCACCGATGCGCTTGGGCGCCAAGGTGACCTTGCCGGTGCTGGGCGCGGTCTCGGCCAGCGCGGCCACCTCGGTGACGAAGCCGACGGCACTGCCGGCCACCTTGCGCGGCATGTCGATGTTGCCGGTCAGGCCGAACAGCATCGTGGCGCCCAGCCGGCCCAGCGCCAGGCGGTTGCGCAGCACGTCCGAGAACAGGTCACCCCGCAAGGTGGTGCTGATGAGGTTGCCGGCTTCGCTGGCGGTGCCGGCCGTGAAGTCGCGCTTGGCCATCACGTCGAACGGCACCAGCAGGCCGCGCGTGCCGGCGTTGAACCGCTTTGCAGCTTCTTCGCTGGCGCTGCGCTCGAGGCCCGCCTTGGTCCAGTCGCCGGTGAGCATGCCGCGCACGGCCTCGGCAATGCTGTACTTCCTGATGTCGTCGGCCGACAAGCCGATGTGCGCGCCGCGCGTGTCGGTGTGCTTGGCAGTGATGCGCGACAGCACCAGCTTTTGCACCTGGTCCACCGTGTGACCGTCGCGGCAGGCGGTCTGCACATCGGCCATGTTCAGCACGGTGTCGTACTGCCGGCCCAGCTCCAGGATGGCGTCGCGGCGCTGGGTGTCCAGCTCGGCGGCGCTGCGGATGGCGGTGGGTTGCTGGGTGGGGGGTTGCTGGGTGATGGTGGTGGTTTGATCCATGAGGGTGCGGATTTCCGGGTGGGTGGTGGTGGGTGGCGTTGGGGTGGTTGGCGGGTTCGGCGGTGAAGCGCTGCGGCCGATGCCCACCGAGGCGTCGGCCGGAATCGAACAGAAGGTCAGCTCGTGCGGCTCCCAGTCCGTCATGCGGTAGGTGCGCACGCCCTCTTCCTCCTTCTCCAGCTCGTAGGCGTGCACGCGGTAGCCCACGCTGACGTGCCGCAGCACGCCGTTGCGGACCTGCTTGAAGCGCATCTCGGCTTCTTCGCAGGTGTCGAAGCGCACGCGCGCGCGGCACACGCGATCGGCGCCGATCTGCACCTGCTCGACCACGCCGATCAAGCGGTTCGGGTCGTGGTTGAAGAGCACGGCGGCACCGTCGTTCAGGCGGCCCATGCGCACCGAGCCCAGTGCACAGTCCAGGACTTCCAGGCCGAACCAGCGTTCGACGGGTTGCTCGGACGCCCACGCGATATCCACGGTGCGGGCCTCTTCGTTGGTGGACTCGCGCAGGATCGCGGCGTGGGCGCGGTGCTGGACCTGGGTGGTGAGGTGGCGCTTCACCTCGGCGGCGGTGATCTCATTCATCGGTGGGGTCTTCCTCTTCGTCCGCGGATTCGTCTTTGGGGGGCTTCGCCGGCTTGTCGGCCGTACCATCCAGCCGCACCTTGTGCGCGGCCAGGATGTCGTTCTCCTGCGCGATCTCGATCACGTTCTCTTCGAAGTCGCCGCCCTTGCCGGCAATGACCTGGCTGCGCGTGACGAAGCCTTCTTTGCGGGCGGTGGCGGCGGCGTTGACTTCCTTCTGCGGGTCCACCCAATCCCAGCCTCGGCCGCGGAAGATCGCGCCCGACAGGTACTTGTCCATGCGGCTGACCGGCAGCGCCTGGCCGCTGGCCAGCTTGATGGCGCCCGACAGCAGCGCGGTCTCCAGCCAGTCGCGGAAGGTCGGCCGCACGAAGCTGCCGATGAACCAGTGCGCGATCCCTCGCCAGCCGTCGCGCTCGGCCAGTTCGGCGATGCGCGCGCTGCTGTAGTTCACGTCGCTCATGTCGCCGGTGAGGTTGTGATACGCCACGTCCAGCCCGGCCGCCATGTCGCGCTTGCGGCTCTTGGTGAAGGGGTCGAAGGCCTCGCTGGGGTACTTCGGGTCGAAGGACTTGAAGTCCACGCCGGGGGGCAGCAGGTCCAGCGCGCCGGGCTCAACCTCGGCCATCAACTGCGGCTTGCCGTCTGCGCCCTCTCCGGCTTGTGCGCCCAGGTCTTGCGGGGTCACCAGGCCCGGCGGGCCCTGGTCCCCCACGCCCTGGGTGAAGAAGCCCATTTGCGAGGCGCCGATGCGGGCGGCGTACACCGCCGACTCTTCGAACGAGGCCAGCATGTGCGCCCCCAGCAGCACCGCATGCGCCCACGGCACGCCGCGGGCCTGCTCGGGCTCCAGCAGCACGAAGTCGTGGAACACCTGGTCGGCCGGGATGCGGTCGCTCTGCCGGGCGCCGCGCCAGGGGTCGCCGGGGTTGCCGCGCAGGATGTGGAAGGCCACCGCGCGGGCCATCTCGTCGCGCTCCACGCCCATGCGAATCTCGTGCCCCTCGGCCGCGGTGGTGCTGTGGTTCAGGTCCAGCCGGTCGCTGGACAGCAGTTGCAGCGCATAGCCCCACTTGTTGGCATGGCCGCGCAGGCGCCGGGTGAGGTATTCGCCGTCGCGTGCGGTCACCTCCAGCTGCAGCTTGCACACGTCCGCAAAACTCATCTTGCCGGTGGCCTCGCAGTGGCCGGGCTGGCACCACTCCTGCCAGGCGCGTTCGATCGCATCGTTGGCGAGCCGGTCGAGCTTGAAGAGCCACTGGCCCCCTTCGCGCACCCAGTCGCCGCAGCGCAT